TACTATTGACTATTCCAAAAACTTTTTCTAACTCACAGATTTTAAAAGGGTATTCAAATGCTGATTTTAACAAGAGTTTGGGCGTATATCCACCCTTTAAGTTCACCATGTGCATTTGACAAGTTTTTCCTATAAACGCTGTGTATCCTATTACCCATTCTATGTTTCTGTTCTCATCAGCCCAAAATATCGCTTGAAAATCACCGCAAGGCTGTACTCCAATCTCATTTTGTAATATTTGCATTGCTAAAGTCTTTAACTCAACTGTATTCGCAGAGCAAAGCATTTACAAGACCGCTCCTCTTTCCATTACATAATCCGTTGATGCCCAAGTCACCGCAATATCTTGCGATGCAATATTTAGGCTAATTCCTGCCGCATACCCTATTCCTGTCACGCCTTGCCATTGTTTAGATACTGCGCCTAAACCGCCCCAGTTGGCTTGGTCCCATGTACTTGTATCCCAAACCCCTACGCTTAATAAAGCGGGGTTATAGCTAACCTGACCTAACGAGTTTTGGGTTTCAAAATCGGTGTTAATACCGCATAAAACAGTCGGTGTGCCGTTATCTACGGTAAGGATAGGGCGTACCATTGTGAAGCGTTTTAACTGCCCTCTAGCGTCAAAATAGCTGTAGGCTTGCTGGCAAGTAGCCTTAATATTGGTATCGTCATCGGATAAACCGTCATAAAACTTACCAACATAGCCATCGCCACCAAAATACATATCTTCGTTAAAGACTTCAAAGCAAGTAGTATTAAAACCCTTAAAGTTAGCCCAAGCCTTTGTAATGGTGTGCATGACAAACTGTTGCTGACCCCCAATAACTGGAATATTGAATATCAGCATATTCTGTTTAGCAAAATAGTGGATTTGCCAACCAAACTCGGTGCTATATAGGTCGGCAGCTTGGCTAACCGCAAAATATATCTTATCGGTGATGTTGACACGGGGGTCTAGGCGGCTAGACTGCAAAGCACCCGTCAAAGGTACGATTCCATCGTGGGTTAAGAGCAATAAATCGCCTGCCCACTTGAAAAAACACCGTCTAGTAAAGACTGGGCCTAATTGCCACACCCCAATTAGCGACCAATTATTCGCATCGGATGGGTTTGAGCCTTTATAAACAATGGCTTCACCGTTATTGGTAATAAATACAGCGTAATCGTCTGCTCCGTAACCAGCATCTAAAGTCCAAGTACCCATTGCCTGAATAAAACCGCCATTTCGGGCTACTGCGCCCAAATCGTAAGATGTTGCCGCCCCACTTATAGCGTTTACCCCTAAATACCAAAACTTTAAGGTGTTTTTTTCTACAAAATACAGCCTATCTTTGTGCAAATTGACATGAATTAGGTTTGCAGAGTCCACGCCAGTAATGAATTTAGCGATTGTGTACGACCCTAATGGGCTTGCGGGGCTAGAAGCAGGGGCAGAAAGGGCAGTATAGGTAAAAGTTGTGCCACCCGTGACCGTAATTACGAATGTTCCGTTGTATGCCGATGGACTTGCGCCTGTAATGGTGACCTGATTGCCAGTAACTAACCCATGAGCCACGCTTGTAGTGACTGTGCAAGTTGTTCCTGACGCAGTTAAGTTGCTAATAGTCTGTGCGGTGCTAATGTTGGCGTATTTAATCCAGCTTGTACCGTCATAAAGTAGGGCTGCATCCGTTCCATTGACTGCGGTCAAGAAATTACCACCCGCAGTTGACGCATTAACATACTGAAAACGGTCACTTCCAAGCCCTGTTTGGACTGAAACAGCCGTACCACCCGCAGAAACATCATAAATAACGCTTCCTGCTGCGGCAAATAGCTTTTCCGAGCTACCGCCTGAGTATTGCATTAGGGTATCAACTTGCCCAGTAATGCCTGTAGCAAACTTGGTATAGCCTTTACGCAGTTCAACCTGAGATGGGGTAGGGAAGAAGTTTTCTAGCACCACCGCATCAAGTGGGTTCATTTCGGCTACCGAATCCCGTGCGTTCCAACCCCCAATAGGGGAAGCCACAGAAGCGGTAACTGCCCTTCTTTGCTGTGGTACTGGCATGATTAAGTTCCGTAGCCTGTATCAGGAATGTTAGCGTAACCAATAAGCACTTTGGTTGGATATGGGGCAAACGACAGATTGGCAGAGCCTTTATCGTTGGCTTTCGCTACATTCAGATAACGCATATAGTCTTGCATTAAAGCGGTAGTATCAAACCCTTTAATTTGGAAATATTTGAGTTTTGTACCCAAAACCATCACCGTATCGTCAAATATGGTGGTGTCGGTATCTTGCGTAAAGCTGTTTTTCACTTGGTCGGTAGCACTTCTAGCCCATCCTTTTGAACGGTACTCAAAGCCTAAATATTCTTTTGTATTGTATGGGGGCCAAATTTGAAACTTATTGCCTAGAATACGCCACCTAATGCGTGGGCCAGTTGAGATATAACCCGATTTTAGCCATTGCCATTGTTGGGCATCTTCAGGGCCTAACATCTGCCAATGTTTTGTCTTATCCCAATGGGTATTATCCGTAATGTTCTCAAAGTCGGCAGGCAACGGGTATTTGGTTTGCGAGAATGTAAAAGTCACGCCCGTGTATGTACCACTAGCCAACTGGCTCATTACGATGGTGGAAGTCGTACCGTTAAAGGTTACGCTATCCACATAGGTATCTTGGTTAATGCCCGTGCCTGTAATTGAATAGTTATTGTTTAGGGCGGTAGCGTCACCAGTAACAATTATGTTATAGCTGTTGTCGCTGACCGTATCGCCTACAAAGGTTACGGCATCGGTATAAAAACGATACTCCAACTCTAAGCCTTGCCAATCATGCTCTTTGACCAAATCGTAGCCAGTACGGTTCATCAAAGCCAATACTTGCTGAACATCCTGATTGGTGTTACCAGCCACATAATTGGGTACTGCAAGGTTTAATTCAGCCGTTGTTTGCTGAACTAGTTGGAGCATCGTTGATGACATATCAGACTTCCTCTACGACTTTTGGTTTACGAGTTCGAGTTTTCTTTTCACCAACTGCCGCAAGTATAGCCGCCATTTGCTCTTGCATTTGAGCGAGCTTCGCATCAGTTTCAGCCTTGATTTTAGCATTTTCCATCTCTTTTTGGGCAAGTTCTTGCTTTAACTGATTAATTTCTTCGGCTCGCTTACTGGCTTCTGCGGATTCTTCGGCAAGATTTAGGAAGGTTTTAGCCTTATCCCTAAACGAATGGGGTGACATACCCGCAATCATGCCAATACGCTGAAGCTGTAAATCCGATGCGTTAGCGATGGATTCTACGGTCAGAAACTTGATAGCCCGTAGTTCTTGGGCTTGGCTTTGGCTAATTAAAGGCCATTGCTCAACGGGTGTACCGTGAATTTCGCTTGAAGAATCTTGACTAGCCTGATATTGCAACCATTGGCGTGGGAAACGCTGTTTATGGCTTTCCTGTGCGTAGGTGTCAATTTCGGTTAGATTATCCCCTGCGACCATGATTCGTACAAAGTCAAAGTCCTTGTAGATTGGTCTGCCTGCTTCGTTTGATTCGTATTCTTGCTTTACGGCTCGTTTATAAAACTTGACCGCCAAGCGAGAATCTGCGTCTTGCATATCGCTATCTATTGCCATGTAAAACTCCTTAAGTGGTTAAGGTCAAACGGTTAAAGAAAAAGGGCTACCCCGTGAAGGATAGCCCCTTGTTTTTACTACAAAAACAACTTAAACGCTAGTAGCTGCAAACCAACCAAAATCGCCACTTGCCATAGAAGCTTGTGACATATAAGAACCACCTGAACCAGTTGCTACGAAAGTCGAAGCATTAATGGAGCAAGTAGCGGTGGATGCACCAATAGCCGCACCAGCTTGTGCGAATACATAACGCTTACCATCGCTACCAAAGGTTTCAGCACCGAGAGGGCCAAAAGCAGGGATAGCAATAGCGGTTGCATTGTTTGTATATGCAAAGCTAATAGGGGTGGTGTTGTTTAAATCAACGCCCGAAATGGGCAGAACTGAATAAGCCATGATTATTTCCTTTTTCCAAATTAGGTGGTCAAAATACCTTGCAACTGTGCGTTGCTGGTAGTTAAGTTACCAGCCCAACCGTAGAGCTTAACGATTGCGTCTTGGTTGATGGCTTGACGCTCACCACCGATAGGCACGAAATTACGCTCTTTGTGTGGGCGGAAGAAGATGTAGTTGGTGTTCAAGAGATACATATAGTTTGCGTTCTCTTGTGCGCCAATACCACCACCGAGTACCACATCAGCAGATGTACCGCCACCGTAGAACTTGAGGGATGCGAAACCAGCCGCACCGCTTTCTTCGGTAGTAATACGCTGAATAGCTTGCAATGCACCTACAAAATACTGATATGCGGTGTTACCAGCAATGTACAAGTCAGCCTTGTCTGTGCCACGAACTTGCTTGATAGCAGCTTCGGTCATCTTAGCCAAAGTGTTGGTGCTAGTCAGACCAGTAGTTACTTGGTTTTGCCAAAAAGTCCAGTTTGCACGGTTAATACCACCGTATGTGCCAGTTGTGGGGGAAGTAGAAACTGCGGCAGCTAGACCGTCAATGTTCTTACCACCGTTACCAGTACCGTCACCATAGAGGTCACCCGAAATGCGGTTCAAAAGGCGAGCTTCAGAAACTTGCATACGACCATCTAAAAGGTCAATGATTGCTTCTTTGCTAGAGTTTTGGAGCATTTCCAAACCGCTCATTGTTACAGCAGCAGCGTACTGAGCAATCTTGTACTGAGCAGCCGAGATTGGGCTGTCAGGAGCGATGTTCAATACTTCATAGCCGCTATAGGAATTAGCGTTGTTTGTCGAGGGGTCGTTATAAAACAGCTCCTCAAGGATTACATTTCCGCCTGAGAAGGGGCGTACATTACCCTTAGAGTTGAGTCGTTGCAGAATCGCATTGTTCTGCGTTAAGTTATCAGCCAATTCACCGCTACGACTTTGAATGGTGGTAGCGATAATATCGGTGATTGCTGAGTTAGCAAATGCCATGATATTTCCTTTTTAAGTTAATTAAAGCCTACCGTTCTCTGCTTCGGCTAATTGAGCCATTAGCATTGAACGCCTGTCCTTTGCTTCGACTTTCGCTTGAACCCCGTTAGGTGTAACGGATTTCGGGCTAACAGCCGTTGCTTTAGCTCGTGCTACTTGCGATGCCTTAGATGCTTGTTTGCGAGCATCGGTCAGGAGTCTTTCCTGTTCCTTTGCCCAAACTTCATCGTTCAGACGCACCGCTTTGGCATAAGCCGTTTCAAGGTTCGGAGCTTCGCCATGTTCGAGTAGTCGAATCATGTCTAACCTTACCTCTTCAAAGTACGGAGCATTGCCCGAACTTTTAAATCTTTCAATCTCACCCGCTAAACGGGCTTGTTCTTCCATTTCGTACCTTGTCTTTATCGAGTTAACCTCTTGATTTACTTGATAAAGTTGTTGCATTAACTGTTGTTGATAGGCATCAGCTGGTGCAACTGGTTCGTTAATTTGATTTAAGTTTACTCCATAATCTTGTGCAAGTCTATGAAACATTTGCAGTTTTTGTTCGGGAGAACCTTTGACTAAGGTTAAATGCG